CAGCGCTAGACGATCCAACTCCCACGCTAGACGATCCGATACCAGCGCTAGACGATCCGATACCAACGCTAGACGATCCGACTCCCACGCTAGACGATCCGACTCCCACGCTAGACGATCCGACTCCCACGCTAGACGATCCGATACCAGCGCTAGACGATCCGATACCAGCGCTAGACGATCCAACCCCTACGCTAGACGATCCGACACCAATGCCAGAAGCCTTGTCCTCCAAATCTTCCATTTTTTTTAAAGAAGACTTAAGACTCTTTATTAATTTTCTAATTATACTATAGAACATGATATTATCGACCTTGCCCTCTATATTTCTTCTTGTAATTCTTACTAGATTTATTGGAAGAGTTTTTATTCTTTGAATGGACCCCTTTATTTTTAACCTTTTTCTTGGTTGGAGCCATTGATCCTGATGTTTTTTTAGCCATAATTATATTTCTACGTATTTGGGAGCAATCTCAGCTATCTCCTCACAAAGACTTTTTATCTCTCTAGAAGACATTTCTCTAGCAAGCCTTTTTAATTTCACGACTTCCCAATAAAATTTTTGATATTCCTCATTCTGATCTAAATAATTTTGAGTTTTTAAATCATAGATGAAAGCATCATAAACTTCATACCTTGTAGAGTCTATACATTTTTCTATAGGCTCAAACAAAGAATTACCCACTACGTATGAGAATATATAGTTAGGATCGACTTCTATGTTTACTTTAGACATCAAACTATATTCCACTAATGAGATTTTATTTCTACTAGAAAATTCTAATTCTACTCCTTATTTTTGAGACATGCCTACGTTTTTCTAAAACAGATCCTCCTTCTCTGCTGCCAGCTCCGTTAGTATTACCCTCAATAGTAACTACATAACCACTTGAGTCGATATCTTTAACAGCTAGACCTATATGAGAGAATGAAAAGACGACAATGTCACCAGCTTTAATGTCCTCATTTGTAGGCTTCCGCAAATCAACCCCTTTTGAGCCTTGCTTTCTAGCCCAGTTTTCAAAATCCCAAGCTCCTGCTGTTTGAGGTCTTTTGAATGAAACATCCTGCCCTTCAATAGCTTCTTTAACCAACCAACAGATGAAGGCTGCACACCAAGGCCACCCCTTATCAGGGTCCAACCAAGTAGCGGCTTTATATACGTCAACCCTTGGGCCGCAGTTACTACCGTCAATTTCTGATACCCCAATTTCTCCGCGAGCTAAATTAACCATTTTCTCGGAAATACTACTTCCAGAAACTTCCGTTTCATCTGTAGATAACTTAGCTAGTATAGCGTTCCAAGTGACTGGACCATCAGATCCATCAGCAGAAACACCTAATAGTTTTTGAACGGTTTTAACAACTTCTTTTTTTGATTTAAAGTCCATTTTAATTATTTTTTAATTATTTTTTCAGGGTTTTTTGCATATTTTTTAGCTAATGCAATCAAACCATTTATGATTTCAGGACTAATTACACCAACAACACCATATGAAACAGCTTTAACTAAATCACTTATGGGAGCATCATGCAGAATGAACCATAAAATCATAGAGAGTATTGCTGCAGAACTAACATTTTTTGCAAATTCCTTCCAACAGTATTCTACTTTCGAGTTCAGCATACGAGCTATCATTCCTGCAGCCCCAATTATTGGAATAACCCATCCGCCATCCAGAAATTCTCTCATTAGATTTTTTAGGTCCATGTAAATTAACTTACACAAAATGCTACCAAATATGTGTATATATTATTAATATGGACAAACACAGTAAAGATATTTCAGAAGCAAAAGCTTTTGCTAAAAAATACTGTAATCCAAAAGATAGCGACATTATTTCTGATTTAGATCGCCATGCAAGAGAAACAGCATGGACATTACTTCAAAGGATAAAACATTTAGAAAGAAAGTCCTGTGTTTGTGAAGAATGTGGCTCTGAAGTAGAAGAAGAAACTGTAACCGAAGAGATTACAGAAGAGGAAGAGAGAGAAGAAGCCCAAGTCGAAAAAAATAAAAATCAAGAAGTCAAAGGTGAAACCCCTGAGACTTCTACTATGGATAAACTTGGAGAAATAGCTGAAAAAAATAAAGATATTTTAGATAAAGCCGCAAAAGGCACGGCGGCTGCAGCAGCGGCTGGAGTAACAACCCAAACTGCAAGTGCTGCCACTGGTTTAAGTGCTTTTGTGCAAGAGACGGCTCAAAAAATAGGGACGATTGGAATCGCTGGTACTATGTCCATAGGTAGTGGAGCCTACTTTCAAGCCAAAACGACAAAAGAAAAGGGTACTGAAATAGCTGTTGTGGCAGAGCAAGAGCATAAAGTATTTTCTAATTTAAACGATTTTACTGAGACAACAATTGGTTTCCAACCTTTTGGTGGCGTTACCGAGGCGATTGTAGAATACGCCGAAAAAGGTTATGGAGATGTCGTCGGTACATCTGAAGAAGGTTACGAAGGAGACGAAGAAGGAGAAGGTGAAGGATCTAGTGGTGAAGAAGGAGAGGGCGAAACGTCAAATGAAGAAGCCTCTAATGAGGGAGAAGGAAATGAAGGAGAGCCTACAGAAGAAAGTAATGAAGAAGGTGAAGAAAAAGCAGTTAAAGAGGAAGACTCTGTAGAATCCGAAGAAGAATCCGAAAGTGAAGAAGAATCTGAAGAAGAAGAGACCAAAGAAGAATCTGAAGAGGAATCTAAAGAAGAAAGCGAAGAGGAGACTAAAGAGGAGGAGCCTGAACAGGAAAAACCCGAAGAAGAAGAAAAAGAAGAAGAAGAAGAAGTGGAGGAAGAATCTGAAGAGGGTGAGCCTGAAGAAAAAGAGGAGCCTGAAGAACAGTCTGAAGAGGGCGAAGAGGAAAAAACAGATATTGAGAATTCAGAAGAGACATTTGAACTAGAAGAAGATGATCAAGTCACTCAAGTCCCTGATGTGATTAAACTCCCCAACATGATCAGAAAATAGTTATTATGGAAGATTTATTTGAAAAAATACTTGCTCCTTACATGGGATCAATGCCTGAGTTTATTATTTCTATCTTGGGTTTATTGGGGACGCTTTCTTATATTGTACCTGAAGATAGTAAGCTAGGTAGGTTGTTAGGTAAGTTGACGGGGAATCTAACTAAACTTAAAAACTTTATACTAAAAAAGAAGAAATGAAGCGCACACTCATAACTTTACTTTCAATTATTTCTGTAGCTAAATCTGCCGTTATAATCTCTACAGGAGGTATAATACGAAAAATAGACCCAACAGGGAACCCTACTATTAACCCTGTGATTAATCCTATAAGACCTACCTCGATTAGTAGTGAGGAAGTCGTAGAGACATCTGAAAGCGAAGATAAAAAAGAAGATTCAATTATTACTTGGGATGCAGAAGAAGAGGATATTTATGATTTTTATGATGCTCCGAATTGGGATTTTTCAGAATCAGACTTGAAAGAGTTGGATCGAGATTCTGCCATCACTAGCATACTAACCATAACAGATGCTAAAATACTTGAGGATAGCCCTTCTTATTCTAACATTGAAATTGGAAATGGGTTTTCAGTTACGTTAAAATCTACGGATTTTACTTTCCAAAACAACAATGGTTTTACTGGAGTGAAGGATGATGATGGTGTTTACTCTACTCTGAATATAACTGAAGGATCGAGTATGGACGCCATGTTTTCTGCAATCGGCCTAAGGATAAATGTAGATTCAACTAGCAGCTTGACGCTCCGAGGGGCTGGGGACTCAATAAATAGCCAAACAGAAAGGTCTATTGTCAATTTGTCTCCAAACGCCAGACTTACTTTAAATTCAGTAAAGGAGTTTTCGGAACAAGGAAATGATATCTACTTAAACGGTGTGTCCTTCTCCCAAAATCCTTCTATTTTGAAGTTTAATGGCACTACAGGCACTGCAATTCCAGAAGCGCATTTAATTCTCTTGAGTGCCATATCCACAATATTCCTTTTAAGTCAAAGAAGAAGACGGTAATATTTAATCAAAACTATTTCCCACTGGGGAAATAAAGTTGCCTCTCAAGTTTGCGAAACCTAGCATCAGAATGCCAGACTTCGTTTTTTTGCGGAGTGTAAATACCTTCTTCAGTCTGAATCGGCTGGTCCTTCTGTAGTTTTAGAGTAGAAGGCTGATAAATGTTTAAATCTTGAACGCTCTGAGATAAGTCTTTCGCGCAAGAGGTCAGCCCGATCAGAGTCATTACTACCGCCGCGCTGCCTAAGATCTTCGATTTCTTGAATAATTTCATATTCTAATTTCTTGTGTTTATTGTGCAAATCATAGTAAAATTGTTTATTTTTAAGAGCTAAAAACAATTCTAAAGATTTTAAAATAGATTTTATTAACGTCAACATTAAGCCTCAACCCCATGAGTATAGATTTTTTTCTCTGTTCTCTGTAAATCATCAGCTACTTGAGTCACATAACCATCGACTGCTCTTGCACAATCAATAGCCCAATCGCGAGAACCTTTAAGTTCAGCACTGTAAGCGTGATGGTATTCACCTTTTCGAGTATAGACTTTGTAAAGAATTGTTTTTGTTTTCATTTGTTAGGAATAAATTCTAAAGAAATATTACCGACATTCTGTTTATTGTCTGACAGATGCCCATAGATAATAACAGCCTTAGACAAAAAATCAATACCTTTTTCATCTAGAAGGTAAGTATCCTCCCCGTCAGAGAACTCTCTTAACAGCCCATGCTTGATCTTCTTTGTCCCTCGCAACAAAAGATCTTTACCCATAAGATGAGCAGTAGTCTTATTAGCCCCTATAACTTTAAATTTAATTGTCATTATATCTCTATTACACCAAACGACTGTATTATTATCGTCATTAAATATTATGACTTTTTTATCATACCTTTCAATCCATTTTTTATAGGATTGCACTTTATACTTCCTTCT